ATGGTACGGAACAAGGGCGATACCATGGGTTTGACGACGCGGGCGGTGGAATCCGCCAAGGCAAAAGAGAAGCCGTACAAGCTGGCTGACGGCCACGGGCTCTACCTCTACGTGACCGCGGCGGGCGGGAAAAGCTGGCGGGCGAACTACCAGAAGGCCGGCGTGCAGAAGACGCGCACCTATGGGCGCTGGCCCGAGATGACGCTGGCCGACGCACGGAAGGCGCACGGCGCGGCGCGCGAGATACCGAAGGCGATGGCGGCCGTCGCGGCCGCGGTCCCCACGTTCAAGTCGGTGGCCGCCGAGTGGCTGAAGATCAAGTTGCCCGCGCTCTCCAACGGCAAGCACCAGATGCAGGTCGAGAACACGCTGGAGCGCTTCGCATATCCCGTGATCGGTGCCATGCCCATCGACTCGATACCACGAACCACGCTCGTGGGCGTGGTGCGAGCGGCGCAGGCCGGCGGCAAGGTGGAGACGGCGCACCGGGTGGCCGGCCGCATCACGGCGGTCTTCGATCACGCGCAGGACCTGGGCTACATCCAGCAGCACGGCGCCGCGGGCCTCACGCGGGTCCTGCTGCCGCGCAAGACGAAGAAGCCCATGGCCAGCATCCCGCCCGAGGAAGCCGGCGCACTGCTGCGCGCGATCGACGACTACGACGAGCCGGTGACGCGCCTGGGCCTCTGGCTGCTGGCCTACACCTTCGTGCGCGTGGGCGAGCTGCGCGGCATGCGGCGCGACGAATTCAAGGAGGAGGGCGCGATCTGGGTGGTACCGCCGATGCGCGTGAAGGGCGACGAGGACAAGAAGCTGCCGCACGTGGTGCCCATGTCCCGCCAGGCGCGCGCGATCGTGAAAGAACTCGAGCGGCTGACGGGCGAGACGCCGCTGGTGCTGGACTCTCCTGCGCGCCCGGGGCACGCGCTCTCGGAGAACACCTTCCTGTTCGCGCTCTACAGGCTGGGCTACCGCGGCAAGATGACCGCGCACGGGTTCCGCGCGCTGGCGTCATCGGTACTGAACGAGCATTCGGGATTCGATGCCGATGTCATCGAGAGGCAGCTCGCGCACCAGGAGGTCGACGAGGTGCGCGCAGCCTACAACCGCGCGCAGTACCTGCCGAAGCGCCGCGAGCTCATGCAGTGGTGGGCGGATTGGCTAGATCAGCAGCGCAGCGCCGCAGGTCAGCCACGCGCCAGCGCGTGAGCCCGCCGATCTTCACGGGCGCTGGCACGTTCTTGTTCTTGACCTCGCGCCAGAACGTGGACTTGCCCATGGAGAACAGGGCCGCGGCTTCCTCTGCATCGACGAGGATCTTCTGCTCGGTGGTCATGTCGTTCATGGTAACTGGCCCCCTTCCCCGATCTTGCTAGAGGGAGAGGCGGCTGCTCGGACATCGATGGCGGCGGGCTTGGCTCCATACAGCGACTCCCAAACAGGTGCAAAAAGCTCCGACCGAATCGGCGCATCGAGGTGCCCCGGGTACACCACATTGATGTCTGTGTCCCAGAACTTGCCCTTCTTGTCAGTGCATTTTGCCCAGTGGCTTTTGTGCACGAGGCCATACCTGTTCTTGCGAGACTTGACTTGGTAGGCCACAAAGAAAGCGTGAAGGCTGGGGTTGTTCTCTCCAGCGCAAACGTTCGTAACCGGGTCTCCGAGACTCAAAGTCCGCATGCGGACGATTGATGCATCGCGCAGTGTTGTCGAGTCCACCCAGCGAGGTGCTTCGTTGCTCATTTCGTTTCCTCCTTCAGTGCCAGACGGGATGCGTCAAGGGCGGCGAGAGCGTTGATGCGGAAGTCTTCGCGGTTCGCAGCGCCAGACGCATGCACGCTGTTGCTCTTGCTCGGCACGTTCTTCACGAACAGGCTGCAATACGTCCAGCCGGCGTCAAACTCTTCCATGCACTGGTCGACCATTTCCTCTGGAGTGCCCGACAGCTTGCGGAAGGTGTGGTTGTCGCGCATGAGCCAGTAGGTTTGCTCGGCAACCGTCAAGCAATCCTCGCAAGTTGCGGGCTCGGGCAGATTCACTTCGGTGGGGGTTGTCATGCGGCCTCCATCACTGCTTCGATGAAAGTTTGAGCGACCCGCGCGTTGATGGTGTTGCCATAGGCGCGGTACTGGCCCAACATTTCGGCAGATCCATTAACCACCGGCTCAAGTCCGGGTTCAATCGGGCGCCTTTTGCCGTCGGTGCAAAGCCAGGGTACGAAGCTACGCCCACCAAGCCCGTTGCCATCGGCGTGATTCTCCCGCCGGGGTCGCGTTGGTATCCGCGGCCCACTCCAGCCTCGATCGCTTGAGGCGTTGGCCATGGCCACAAAAAATATTCGCTGCCGCCCATGGGGCGCGCCGACGCCCGCAGCGCTGAGATCAAACGCCGCGAAGGCGTGACGCGCTGCTTCCATGTCAGTATGAACAAGGTCGAGCCAATTGAGTCCGTCAGGGCTCGCAACTTGCTCTCCAAGGACGACTGCAGGCGCGCACTCTTTGATGAGGTGGTGCCAGGCCGGCCATAAGTGCCGCTCGTCATCAAACCCAACTCCTTTGCCTGACGTGGAGAAAGGTTGGCACGGACAGGAGCCAGACCAAACAGGTCGGTCATCGCTCCATCCGGCAGACCGAAGGGCATGGCTCCAGACTCCGATGCCAGCGAAGAAGTGGCACTGCGTGAAGCCCCGGAGGTCGCTGGGGAAAACATCTTCTATGCTCCGTTCGTCAACGATGCCTGGCGCGATATGGCCGGCGTCAATGAGGTTGCGCAACCAAGCCGCTGCATAGGGCTCGTGCTCGTTGTAGTACGCCGGCTCAGCCATGGTCGCTCTCCCCATCCCCGCAACCCCCATTGAGCGGAGCAGGCTTGGGCTCGTTCGGGTGCTCCCAAGAGCATGAGTTCGTATGCGGGAGGGTGCCGCACTCGCACATGCGGATGGGCTGCACGGCCTTGAGGGCGGCCTTCGCGAGCTTCAGCACGTCGTCGCGGTCGTACTCGCGCCATGTGCCCACCGTGCGCCCCACGAAGGCAGCGACCTCTGCATCGCTCGGCTCTGCCTGTTGCGTCTGTGGCGCGGCGTATGCGGGCTTCATGTCGGCGAAAACCGCAGGATCGCGCTTGATCGCGTCAGCGTATGCACGCGGTGTCAGCGTCCAGTTGCCGTTGTAGTACGCCACCAGCTCTCCCCCTGCTTGCTTGCTGGCAGAGGCGAGAGCGGCGCGGGCTTGTTGCCAAGTCCACCAGTGGCGCTGAACGTGCTCGTTGATGTACGTGCCATCTTCAAACCTGTTCAGCAACTCTGCAGCCTTCTTGACGCCACGATTGCGGCGGCTGTCTCGCATGAACGCTTCAAACGCTTCGCGCTCCTGACCAGCCGAGGGGGTAGGGGGAGTTGAGGTCATGCTGCACCGCCTTTTGCTGGGGAAGTTTGGAAACAGGACGACCCGTGCCAGCGTCGGCAGGAGGTGCACCAGTGCGTGATGACCTCGTTGTGCTCGGCGTAGAAACGTCCGATAGGTGTGGTCGGCGCGCGCTTCTTGGCGGATGGCGAAGCGCTGTCCTTCAGTTCACCGAAGATGGCTTCATGCATCACGCTTGCTCCTTGCCAACAGAAGGAGAGCTCACACTCCCCATGCCCGTGGGAGCGGGGGCGGGTGGAAGCAGCATGTAATGGGTCGGGTCGGGCTGCATACCTCCTTCGCAGTCGAGCCAACCGTCGAAGCCATCGTGTTCCTCCTGGTCGTGATACACGCCTGCCACATCGCGCTTCTCGTGGATGTACGGAGATACATGCTCCCACCAGCCTTGCGCCACGTTGATGCCGTTCGTCAGCAGCACGTTCGTCCCATCCTTCGGCGCGCTCTCAATCGGCAGCCACCCTGCTTGCTGCTCTTGTGCCGCAGCATTGGGCTGCGACGTGCGAGCAGCTTTCATCCCATTGCGATAGATCGTGATTTCCTCGGGCGAGTGCTCGTGCGGGAAGTTGCGACCACAGAGCGGGCACGTTGCCCCTTTCTTGGCGATGCGCATCTGCTCGGCAATCTCGACTGCACTGGCAATTGCGTCACCGACCTTGCGCGCTGCGTCTTCGGGGTCAATGCCCAGAGAGCGCAATTCGGTGTCGATCTGCTCTTCTGGCATCGCCATCAATTCGGAGAACTCGGTGGCATTGGGCTGCGACGTGGGGGCGGCTGCGGGCGAGGCCGTGCTTTCGCCGTGGTGCCAGAGGAACGCGCAATAGGCCGCCACATCGCGCGGGTCGCCCTTGGCGATGTGCTCCTGCAGCTTGGTGCGGCACTCGTCCATCCAGTCAGGCGAGAGCCATCCGTCGCTGTAGCCGTACTTCTTCTCCGCTGCCGCCAGCTTTCCCGCAAGCGCACGGGCAAACCGCACCACAAGGTTGATCGTGTGCGGGTGCAACGGCGCGCGGTTGGTGAGCCAGTCGGCGGCGAAGTTGTCGTTCGTCAGCGCCTCCTGGTCGCGCGCAGCGATAGCAGCACCGGGTGCGGCGTAGAGGGGCTGCGTGAACTTTTGCGCGCTGATGCGATAGCCGCCGTCCTGATCGACCCAGAGGCGCTTCCGCGTGTCGCTGATGATGTCGCCAGCGGTGTCCATCCATGCAACTGGTCCGTCTCCGGGTGCTGCACCTGTCATCGGCTTGCTGTCGATTTCCTCGCGGTCGAAGGCTGAGCGCAATTCCTGATCTGCGGCGTCGAGGTCTTCGAGGTTCTGGAACTTGATGTTCAGTTCGTAGATGCCGTCCGGGCCGCACGCGCGTGTCGTGAGGAAACCAGCCCGGAGTTTTGCCATGCGGTCGATCATTTGGACTTCCTGTTCTGGAAAAAGCGGATGACGAGAGCGGCGGCAAAAGCGAGCCATGCGGCTCCCATCGCGCACGCAACGCTGGAGAGAAACAACTTCATGATTTCCTCGACAGCGCAAGCAGTGCTTTGGCCCTGTGATACAGGGAGCACGCTTCGTCTTCGAGCGAACTGAACATGTGGTCCTTGACGTCGCCGTTCGCGATCTTCTCGACGAACGCGAGCAGTTCATCGGCCACTTCGGCTCCGGGTGCTGCACTGTGCTGCGTGGCTGCGAGGGAGATGGCGTCGGCCGGAAGTGGCGCGAGGTCGTACAGCAGAGAGCCGTCCGCTGCCTCGGCCAGAACCTCAGCGCAAGTCTTGCGGTCGGAGTCGCGCCAGTACCCGTCATACGTGTGGTAGCCGCTCTCGTCGGTCACCTCGATGTACCAGTTCTGCCCTTCGTCTTCGCGTAACGCTTCAAGGCAAAACTCCTTCAACACAGGTGCGTACAGCGTCGCGTGAATGCTGGTAGCGCTTTCTTCGTGCACGTTCGCCCCCACCGCCTGCACTGCTCCTGCTTGAGCTGCGGGGTGGGAGAGGGTGTCCGCGCGCACGTACTTGATGCCACAGCCGGTCGCGTTGTCCTCGCTCCAGGTCACCTCCGAGAGATCGCGGAACTTTGCGTCTGCATCGAGCGCTTCAAGGTTCTCGCCGAGGTCAAGCCAGATGTGCGCCGGTGCGCTTTCGATCAGCGCGACCAGTGCCGCTGCCTCGGTTTGCGGAAGCTCGAAGGGGGCTTTGATTGGGGGATGGGTCATTTCAGTTCTCCCGGTAATCGACGGTGATGTTCTTGCGGCAGTCGGGGCAGATGTAGTAGTCCCGCTCGCCGTCCGAGCTGCCTCCGTCATCTATCAACGGCCGCTTGGTTGTGCAGCTTTCGGTCGTGATGCGCCCGCCGTCGCAGCGAACCTTGGCAGTGCACTTGGCGGGGTCTGCTTGCACTGGGTTTGCCGCGCTCACGGGGACACCTCGGTGGGATTGGTGAGGGAGGCGGCAGCGCGGACGATCGCGCGGCGGGTTGCGGCGGGCTCATCGAACACTTCGCGCTCCGTGATGCCGATCTGCTCGGCGGCATAGGCGCGACCACGATGGGCGGTCACTGGGTCGTACTGGTCGTTCTCGCCGTCCCAGATGAAGCCGATGTTGATGTGCAACTTGACCGCGAGCCGCAGCGCATCGCCGTCATCGTGAAGCGGGTTCCAGTATTTGCTGTTGTCTGGCGAGCGTTGCCCCTTGAGATACATGCCCTCTGGGCCATAGCCCAACTCGGGATGAAACTCTGCGTCAATCCCCGCAGCCTTCGCCGCGCGTTCAAGCAGTTCGCGGTCTTTCGAAGGCTCTCCCCCCATCCGGGGCAAGTCTTCTCCTTGGTCGTGCAAGGAGATCGTTTCTCCTGAGCTGTTGGTGCGCATGTCTACCTCTTGAAGGGGGAATGGCGTCTTGCTGACGCCCTCGGGTGGGAACATCAGGCGATCGGCGGCTGCTCGACTTCGGGCGGCAGCAGCGTGATCTGCACGTCGAGGCTCTTGAGCGTGGCGAGCTTCCCGAAGACCTTCTCGGACACGCTCTGCGACTCGACCTGGAACTTCAGCAGCACAGTGCCGCCTTCCTTGGGATGCACCTCGAAGTGCGAGCACTCGCAGTCCGCAAGTTCGAGGTTCGACTTCCCGCCCATGCCGTGATCGATGACCAGGTCGTAGCCGGTGAGGTGCACGTTCTTGAGTTCGAGCTTCTCGATCAGCAAGCCCATCGGCGAACGGTTCGGCAGGTCGTTCTGCTCCACGTCCATGCGCTCCTGCTTGCCGTCCGAACTGGCGGCCGACTTCGTGTACAGGAACGAGCGCAATGAGCCGTTGAACTCGCTGAGCAACTCGTTCGACACGAGGCCGCTGAAAGAGAGTTGCGCGCCGGGATCATCGCCGGGCTCGCGGTTCTTCGATGACAGCACGAGCACGTCGGCGATCTTCAGCTTGGTGGAATTTTCGAGAGAGAACATCGGTCATTGCTCCAGTGGTTGAGGGAAAGAAAAAGGGCGTCTGCTCGCGCAGCGCTGGCCGGAAGGGTTGTATCGAGGAGATGAAGGCCGGCCACGCCCTGGAAATCAGAAGGGGGGCGAGTCGTCTTCGTCGGGGCCGGGCGTGAGCGCGGGTTCGGGCTGCTTGACGGGCTCGGCCTTCGCACGCAACGACGCGGCGCGCGCGGTGTAGGCCTGCAGCGCGGCGTCGATGTCTTCCTGCGCGGTGAGCTGCTTCGCCAGTGCCTTGGCTGCGTCCATGCCGCTGCGGTTGGTGGCCGCGTTGATCGCACGGATGACGTCGGCTAGGCGCACGACCTCAAGCCGCTGAATGGTGTGGAGCGCCTTCTTACCCTTGGTGGCCGTCAGCGAAATCTTGACGTCCTTCTCGATGTCGCTCAGGTGGCTGATGCGGATTCCGCCCACCGTCTGGCCACCGAAGCGCACCTCGGGGTCGTTGAACAACGTCATCGACTTGCCGATCCACTGGCGGCCGTCTTCGCCCCAGGTGAACACGAGTACCTTGCGCATCGTGAGGCAGGGCTTGTACGGCCGGCCCTCGTCGCCTTCGTAGTGCAGGATCACGGGCTGCTCTTGGCTGCCCGCGCGCACGTCCGAGATGGTGATCGTCTTCGGGCCGGCGAGTAGCTGTTCAGAATTTATTTGGTCAGAGCGGGGCACGATGGTGCCGCGCAGGTCTGCGATATCAATCGACATAAGAGATCTCGATTTCTTGAGAGGTGATTGCGTAAGGAGGCAGGTCGAGCGTCTCGGTGGCCTTCGTGTAGCCCGGCCAAACGTTCGTGCGCATGCACTCGGCGTAGGTGTCCAGTAGGTCGCGGTGCTGCAGCGCGCCTTCGTGGCGGCTCTCGTCGCCGAGCTGGTACGACGCAGCGAGGAAGGGCCACTTGTCCTCGACGACGACGAACACGAAGCCGACGACTTCCATGCCCGATGCGTGCGCGTAGCCTTCGCTGTACCAGCTGTCCTGCATGAAGTAGCGCTTGCGCACGACCTGCCGCATGAACTCGCGCGGCGTGGCCTCGCTGTAGGTCTTCACGTCGGCCAGCACGACCTGGCGCGCGTTGATCGGCACCACGAGATCGGGCCTGCAGCGGCACAGCACACCGGTGATGTTGTCGGTCCAGTAGGCGGACACCTCGGCCTTGCCGCGCTTCAGCATGTCGGCCATCGACAGGCCGCCCCACACGTTCGTCAGCGAGCGCATGCTGTGCGCTTGGCAGCGTGCGGCGTGGCCTTGGTCCGCGGTGATGATGCGAGCACTGCCGTTGGCCTTGTTCCAAGCCGACCACCACTCTTTCGCGGCGGTGCTCGACTCGTTGCTGTTGACCGCCTTCCACTGCGCCGGCGTGGGCCTGCTGGGCGCGTCCTTGGGCAGCACGGCATAGCGCTTGCTGAACTCGTCGGGCTCGAGCAGCGCGCAGTGAGCAAGGTTGCCTTCCAGATGGCCAGCCTTCTCGCTGCGTGCCGGACGATCCGGGTCCAGGTGCAGCGCGTAGAACATCGCAGGGCACAGCGCCAGATCGTCCAAGCCGGACTTCGAAACGCTCAGGCTATTGCCGTGGTATTCGGAAATCGGGAGGTCGTAGTAGAGGCCGGGGTTCATGCCGCGACTCCCGAGCGGTAGTTGAAGCCCCAGTCGGGCCAGCGTTCGCCGTCCACCACGTCGCCGAACTTCTTCACGATCTGAATGCGCCACTCGGGATGCTCGAAGCCGCAATCCTTGATCCCCATCACGAACGGCACGCCGGTCTCGGGTTCGGTCACGATCACCGACAACAGGTTGTCGTAGGTCCATGACTCCAGATCGGTGCCGAGATAGTCCCCGTGGGCGAGCATCACGATGTCGCCTGTGTGCAGCACTTTGCCAAAGCTGTCCTTTTTGCCGATCTCGACTCCGACCTCGCCGAAGTCGTAATTGGCGCCGGTGAAAACGTGCATTGCATTGGCCATGGTCATTCCTTCGTCGCCACGAGGGCGCGTGTTCCGTTGTTGGTCTTCATCGCGGCATGCTCAGCCGCGCGGTCATTCACCACCTGCGCCGTAATCCGCATCGCAGTGGTCTCCGACTGCCTGTGATCCATCCACGCCATGAGCACCAGCAGGACGAAGCAGGCGACGATGCCGAGCGCCCAGTCGACGACTTGCTGGGTGGGGGTGCGGCGGGTCACGATGCGGCTCCCTTGGCAATGGCAGCGTCGAGGTCATCGCGCGCACGATTGCGACGGCGCATCAGGACGGAATAGTCCTCGCCGTTGATGCCTTGGTACTCGCGGTTGTCGAGTGCGTCTTGCGCTTCGAGAAAGTCTTCCACTGCCGACAACAGGGCGGGCGCGTTCGCAAACACCTCAGGCCCATAGCTCCCAAAGAAGCCGCGGAACTCGACGTGATCGCCCTGCACGTACTCGCCTGCGCTCTTGACCACGTACAGACCGTCTCCGCGGTTGCTGATCGTCAGCGACTGCGCCTCCACTGCGCGGAACTCCACCGGCTCGCGGTACAGGGGGGTGGTGAGGACGGCGCTCATGATCCCGCCCTCGCCTTCAGCATGGCGTCGGCGGCTTCGTAGGCGTTGAAGGCCAGATGGTCCAACGGCTCGCGACCGGCGCGCTCGGCGGCTTCCAGCAACGCCTCGCAAGCGTCTCCCGGCACCGTGTCGGTGATCAGGTGGGCTTGCATCGCGAGTCCTGCGAAGTGGTCGCGCAACGACATGCCCGCATAGGCGCCCTGTTGGCAGTCGCTGTCGTTCTGCAAGACAACACCAGGCGAGGGAAAGGCGCTGCCGCCGTCATTGATGGGCGCGCTCACGATTGCACCCCCTTCACGCGAGGCTGCGGAATAGCCAGCCCGCACGACATCTGCGCAGGGGCCACCTCACGCCAGATCGCACCGTCCGGATCGATCTCCACCTGCTCATCGATCAGTGCGCCGAACTCCTTCCGGCCAGCGCGCCATTCGTCATGGCTGTCGCTGTGCTCGTAGAACCAGTTCGCAGCGACCAACCGGCGGCGGTACTCGCGCACGCGCTCCTCGCGCTCGAAGTCGTTCAGCAGGTTCTGCTCGGCCGCGGCGCGAGCGATGTACTTCAGGTTGTAGGCCGGACCTGAAGCCTTGAGGGGAGCGACCGGGGGCCGGCTCGGGGTTGCTGTTTGCATGTCCATCTCCTGTTTGGGATGGATGAATTACATCAAACGGTGTTTTCCTTGTCAACACCAAATGATGTAAATCACTGCGATTATTCGTTTAGGGCAAACCCGGGGGGTTGGAAACTAGGAGAAGTTGCTGGCGATTTCCCAGCCCTTGCTGGGGGTGTACCAAGGGTGAAGTTCGGCGATCAGGACAGCACTGTGCATGCTGTCGGCGGGGAATCTCGGCTTGGGTCCCACCAGGACGGCGCACAGTTTCCCATCGAGGCTGGAGGGTGAACTGACGGTCGACGGAATCGCCGCCATCAGTTCCGCTGGGCCGCTTTCGGTCGCGACGATGACACTGCAAATCCAGCCGAAAGACTGCTCTCGTTGCACATTGCGCGCAACCCCCGGCAGCACTGCCTCAGCACGAAGTTCCCCTTTGAGGGATGAGCAGGCGAACGCCACTGCATCCTCAGGCGTCGAAAACATCAAAGGAACGGCTGTGTCAGACGAGCCGAAAATCCAGCGGAACAGACGCCTCGAAAAAAGACGGCAAAGGAGACCTACCAATACGCCTTTTGACGCCCACGCGACAGGCACGGAGCGCGAGTCGTAAGTGCCAGGCCAAGTTGCATTGACGGCGCGCTCGATTCCGCGGGAAACGTTGTGTGCGTACTCGGTCCCGATCCATACCACCAAGAAGCAAAGACACACCGCCGACGTAAGCGTGCCAATGCGCTCGATCGGGCTGCTCCCTGAAATCCGGGTTACCCAATTACGCATGGCGGAGGTCCGCTGCCCATGGGGTAATCCTTACTACTTTTAGTTTCATTTTCGTAAGGGGAACCTGTACAGTCTGGCAGAGCCTATTTGCCGTGAGTTCCCGAGGGGCGCAGCGGGGAGCCGAGGGACGGCGGCTCCCCCGATTCGATGTCCAACGTCAGTTGTTTAGCCGCTGTTCGAACGGCCCCTTCCAGTTGCAAAAGGCTCTTTACGTCAAGCAGCCGTACCTTCTCAAGGTCGATGAACTCGAATGGCCAATCACCCCCGCCTTCCAGGTATAGGTAGGCCATCCCGAACGCAGTTTCCGCCTCACGCGCCTTCGCTGCGCCAAATGACCGATGCTGCTTTTTTAGGATGTCCCGCCAGTACGGGTACGAGCCTTTGAAGCCCTTTTCTGTGGCGGCCTGAGCGAGTTTCGCCGGGCTGACTTCCCCGGCGTCGTCCAAAAACTTGCGCCGACGCTTGCAGAACGCGATCAAGCGATCTACCCGCGCCTTTGCTTCTGGATCCATTTCAGCCATAGCAGAAGTTGACCTCAAGATTTACACCAAATGATGTTGACTTGACACAACATCAAATGATGTAATTCGGTCATGGACCTCAAGACCTACCTGTCGGCAATGACCAAGCCCGAGCGCACCGTATTCGCCGAACGGTGCGGCACATCCCTCGGGCACCTCCACAACGTGATGTACGGACTCAAGCAGTGCGCAACTGATCTTGCTGTTGCCATTGAGCGTGAGTCCGCTCACTCGGTTCGCCGCTGGGATCTCCGGGCGGACTGGCCGCGCCACTGGCCGGAGTTGATCGACGCTGCTGGGGCTCCCAGTACCCCCGAACCCATCACCCCGGCGGCCTGAATGTTCGGCCTCCCGTTCATCGTCGAGGTGGTGCTGGTGTTCGGCGTGTGCATCGCGATCGCCGGCGCTCTCTTCGCTGTGCTGCTGCTGCCGCGGGAGCCCTTCGACGAGGAAGCGCTGGATGAGCAGCGGCCAGAGCGCGAGTAGGGCGGCGGTGTGTACGTGTTGCATGCCGCCTATTTTTTTGCCCCCCATTGATAACCACTGAAAAGCACTGAGACAACATGAGCTCACCCGTTATCACCAGTTCACAGAACGGCGCGCGCGACCAGCTCACGCTCGACTTCGTGCCTGGCCTTCTGGAGCGCTACCGGTCCCTGCGCGAATGCGTGGGCTCCGGCGTCTATCAGCGTGGCCTTGGCCGCGTGGCCATCGATCTGGACCTCGCACCCGGCAACCTGTCGGTGCAGATCAGCGATGACCCCGCGCGCAAATTCAGCGTCGACAGCCTCGAGCGCTACATCGAGAAGACGGGCGACAACACGCCCATCATGTATCTCATCGAGAAGTTCCTGGCGCCCGACGCACGGCCCAAGAACGCGCACGAGGTGCAGGAGATCCGCAACCAGTTGGCGCAGGCGATGCGCAAGCTCGAATCTCTGGGAGGCGCATGACCCCCGAACTCTCCGACGAAATGGTGGCTGGCATGGACGACATGTCGGAGGACCACATGCGCGAAGACCACATCGTGGTGACTGAACAGCCGATCTACCGGGCGACGGTCGAGGGCTGCTACTTCAGCGAGGAGGGTGAGCGGGCTCGCCTGGCAGCGCGGACAGGAGGCATTCCACATGCGTGACTACGCAAAAGCCGAGCCGAAGATGTGGCACGGCGAGACGATGAAGGCCCTTCGCAAAACGCGGGAGGGGCTTATCGTGGGGCTCTACCTGATGACTTCGCCGAGCTCAAACATGCTCGGACTGTTCGGACAGCCGATTTTGTACATGGCTTACGAAACGGGTCTTGGCGAGGAAGGGGCTAGGAAGGGGCTTCAAAGCTGCATCGAAGCGGGATATTGCAGCTACGACGACGCGACCGAAGTCGTCTGGGTCTACGAGATGGCGAAGTACCAAATCGCCAATGAACTCAAGGCTTCCGACAAGCAGTGCGTGGGCATCCAGAAGGCCTACGACGCGCTGCCGAAGAACCCGTTTCTTGGCGAATTCTTCGATCGCTACGAGAGCGCTTTTCACCTCACGAGGCGTCGTTCTGCGGATGGGGCTACCCAAGCCCCTTCGAAGCCCCTCCGAAGCCAAGAACAAGAACAAGAACAAGAACAAGAACAGAAGACTACGTCTTTGTCGGCCGAGCCGACGGCACCGAAGTGCCAAGCCGAAGAAGTCGTAGCCCTGTACCACGAGATGCTGCCGGAGATGCCGAAGGTCAGGCTGATGACCGACAAGCGGAAAAAGGCGATCGCGAACTTCTGGCGCTTCGTGCTGACCTCGAAGAAAACCGACGGCACACGCCGTGCACAGACCGCCGACCAGGCGCTGACCTGGATTCGCGACTACTTCAGCCGGGCCCGCGACAACGACTTCCTGATGGGCCGCACACAACGCGCCGGTGAGCACGCCAGCTGGCAGTGCGACCTGGACTTCCTGCTGACCGACAAGGGCAAGACCCACGTCATCGAGAAGACCCGGGAGGCCGCATGAACGGGTTCGTCGACCACTCGCTGCTGGACGCCGACATCGCAGCGCTTCGCGTACCGCCCCATTCGATCGAGGCCGAGTCGAGCGTGCTGGGTGGCCTGCTCATGGACAACCGAGCATGGGATCGTGTCGGTGACCTGCTGGTCGAAAACGACTTCTACCGCCACGAACACAAGCTGACCTTCGTCGCGGTGAGCAGCCTCATCAACGCCTGCAAGCCAGCGGACGTGGTGACGGTCTACGCCGAACTGCAAAAAGCCGGCACCTCGGAGCAAGTCGGCGGCCTGGCCTACCTCAACGCCTTGGCGCAGTTCGTGCCCAGCGCGGGCAACGTGCGCCGCTACGCCGAGATCGTGCGCGAACGCGCCATCCTGCGCCAGTTGATCGCAGCCACCGACGAGATCGCGAGCAGCGCGTTCAACGTGCAGGGCAAGGCCGTGGACAGCCTGCTCGACGATGCGATGGCCAAGGTCATGGCGATCAACCCCGAAGCCTCGGGCGACGAGTGGGAATCGATGGAGCGCATGGTTGTGTCCGAGCTCGACATGATCTCGGCGCGCGCGGACGGCGATGACCCTGACCGCCCAAACGACTTCATCGCGACCGGCCTCACGCGCCTGGACGACATCCTTGACGGTGGACTGCGTGCCGGCCAGCTGGTGATCATCGGCGCCCGCCCGGGTATGGGGAAGACAGCCATCGCCGACACGATCGGCGTGAACGTGGCGCTGCACCAGGGCCTACCCGTCGGCAAGTTCTCGATGGAGATGCAGAACCACGAGGGCGGCCAGCGTGCCCTGTCCAACGTCGGGCGCATCCCGCTGCATGCGCTGCGTCGGCCCGAGCGCATGGGCGATGAAAGCTGGAGCCGCCTCACGCGCGCCGTCGAAACGCTGCGCGGCATCCCGTTCTTCAGCAACGACAAGGGCGGTTTGAACATCAACCAACTGCGCGCCAAGGCCCGCGCACTGAAGCGCCGCCACGGGTTGAAGCTCCTGATCGTCGACTACCTGCAGCTGATGTCCGGCACCGACCCGCGCGCGCCGCGCACCTACCAGCTCGAGGAAGCCAGCCGCGGCCTGAAGGCCCTGGCCAAGGAACTGAGCGTTCCCGTGATCGCCTTGGTGCAGGTCAACCGCGGCGTCGAGAAGGAGCAGGACCCGATGCCCCGGATGTCCGACATCAAGGACTGCGGAGCCATCGAGCAGGACGCCGACATCATCGTTTTCCTGCATCGCCCGATCGTGGTCTCGCCCGATCTGTCGCCCGAGTGGAAGCACTACGCCAAGGCCAGCGTCGCCAAGCAGCGCGGTGGTCGCACGGGCCTGCTCGACCTGCTCTACGTGGGCGAGAACACCCGATTCGCCGACTGGCCCACGAGCGAGCCGGTTCCCACCAACCAAGCGCGGATCGCGCGCAATTCGAGGAGTGAGCTTTGAACGACTGGAGAGCACTGCGCGCGCACTACCGCGCCATCACCCCGCTGATCCTGGCGGCACCGAAAAACGATTGGGCTGTGGACCCCTATGAATGGGACGCCAAGGGCATGGTCCGGATGACGCCGATCGAGGCCTGGCTGTGGGCAGACATCCGCGAAACCGGCGCAGTGTTCTACCCGCAGTACCCGGTGGGGCGAGTCTTCGTCGACTTCGCCAACCCCAAGGCGCGCATCGCGATCGAGTGCGACGGCGCGGCCTTCCATACCGACAAAGCGAAGGACGCAGAGCGCGATGCCGTCCTCGTGGAAATGGGCTGGACCGTGTACCGCGCGCCGGGTTGGCTCTGCCGCACCGACAGCGATCCGGAGACTGGTGCAACTGGTGCCGCCGGCCGATTCATGCGCGAAATCGTGCAGCGGCATGGGCTGGAGTACGGGTGCGCTGCCCATCCCGCTCCCGCGCGCGCGCACGCATTTGCGGGGGCAGTATGAGCCTACGCAAAGACGTTCTGAGCCAGCTGCTGAAGGCGCACGTTGCGCCGACGTATGACGAACTGCTGGCGGCTACCGGGGCCACGCGGCACACCTTGAGCAACACGCTCAGCAAGCTCAAGGGTGACGGCATCGTTGAGTCGGTGCCCGAGACGTTTCTGGTGGGCGCTGCTGGTCGTGCAGAGCTGCAGCGCCTGGACGACGTGAAGGCCAAGGCCCAGCGCGCGCAGAAGGCACGCATCGCGGCGAAGAAGCGCAGGAAGCGTGCGGAGGCTCGTGTTGCTGCGAATCCTGTGGTGGTCGAGCCCGTGCCCCGATTCACGCGCGTGGCCCGTGCCCCGATTCACGCGCCGAACAGCGTGTTTGACCTGGCGAGGTTCGCATGATCACGTTGACCCTCCCCATGCCCCCGAGCGCGAACGTCTACTGGCGCACCACCGTGCGTGGCAACTTCGCCAGCACCTACGTTTCGAAGGAAGCCAAGGACTACAAGGCGCACGTTGGATGGGTGTGCAAAGCCGCCGGCATCCGTGCGCCGCTCGCCGGCCGTGTGCGCATCAACGTCGAGCTGTACCCTGCGCGGCCGCTCGACTGGGCCAGGCGCGTGAAGAAGCTCGGCGCCACATGGGACGACAGCGTGCGCTGCATCGACCTGGACAACGCGAACAAGGTGCTGCTGGACGCGCTCAAGGGCGTTGCGATCGTGGATGACGGGTGGCCGGTGCGTAGCCTGCACTGCGATCGCATGGAGCCCGACGAGCACGGAGCGCGCGTGGTGCTGCGCATCGAGCAGATCGCGCAGCCTGTGGTGCAGGGCGAACTGCTGGGGGTGGCGGCATGAAGCGCATCTACATCGCCGGCCCCATGACCGGCCTGCCCGAGCTCAACTTCCCAGCCTTCCACGCTGCAGCCGCTGAGTGGCGCGCGAAGGGCTGGGAGGTCGTGAACCCGGCCGAGATCAACGCTGACCCCAACGCCGAATGGCTCGACTGCATGCGCGCCGACATCCAGCAAATGGTGACGTGCACCGCCATCCTCGCGCTGCCCGGCTGGCAGAAGTCGCGCGGTGCATCGCTCGAGGTGCTGATCGCTGAGAGGCTGGGGTTCGATCTGCACGAGGCCACCGCGTGACCCTCCTATGCCGCCCCAGAGGCCGTGGCAACTGGCGCATCCAGCCCGTCGATCTCCCCGGCTGGCCCGACCCCCTGTTCCTGCGCGTCGGGATGACGCTGACCATCGGCAGCCGCGTGCTGCGCATCGTGGAGGTACGCCTTTGACCGAAATCCAAACCCTCCCCGGCGTCTCCTGGTGGCACGTCATCGTGCAGCTCGAACGGCAGCAGTACACCCATGGGCAGATCGCAGCATCGATCGGCAGCACGCGCGGGACAGTCGAAGGCTGGAAGAACAAGAACGCAGAACCTGCGCACGAAGATGGCGAGCGCCTGGTGCTGCTGTGGCTGGCCGTGACTGGCAAGTCCCGCGACGAGTTGCCGCGCCGCACCAGCAACATCCTGAGCGCGGCATCTTTCCGGTAGCGGGGATTCCAGCACGGCGGTGCGGGACATTGCGGCGTCCCCCCACCAACCCCTCAGGAGCCGCAGCCATGGGCCGTACCGCATCCCCCGTCACTCCCGGCGCTTCGACCGCGCCCAGCGAATCTCCCGAAACCCCCGTGACCGAAGAACTGGCTCAGGCCGTGGTCAACGAAGGGTTGAAGGCCGAAGTCGCCACCAGCGAGAACACCAAGCTGCAGGCACAGGTCGACGAGCTGCGCTCCCTCGTGATGCAGCTCAGCAAGAACCAGGTGGCCACTGCCATGCCCGAGCAGGTCAAGTTGCCGACCATGAAGGACACCATGGAGAAGAAGCCCGAGGTCGCCGTGCTGACCGAAGACGGTTGGTACGTGCCGCCGGTCCATCCCACCGACCGCTTGAAGGGCTGATCGTGTGCGGCGGCGGGGGCAGCGCCCCACCACCTCCGCCCGTGCCTCGGGAAGACCCGCAGGCCGCGGCCGACCGTGCGGCGGCTGAAGCTGCGAGCAAGGCCAATGCCGACGCCGCAGCGCGCCGCACCAACCAGCGCAAGAGCGCGCTCGCAACCGGCGCAGGTGATCCCTCCGCGCTGGCGTACGGCAAGACAACCCTCGGGGCCTGACGCATGAAAACCTTCGTCATCACCATGAAGACCGGCGAAACATCCGAGGTCAAGGCCGACACCTTCGACGCGAAGGAGACCGTCGCAACGTTCTTCACGGCCGGCTCTGCCACATCGGCATTCGCTGGCTGGGTTTCCATCACCGAGAAGCAGCCCGAGGAAGTTTGATGAACGAAGCGGCCCAGCAACTGGAGCGCCGGCTGACGCAGTTGCAGTCGCAGCGCCTCCCCAACGAACAACTCTGGCGCGAGGTCTTCGAGTACATGGCGCCCGAGCGCGCAATCGGTTGGTTCGACGGCTCGACCGACTCGGCCGGCACCAGCAGCGCAGCACAGCGCGCACGCATCTACGACTCCACGGCGGTCGACTCGGGCGAGATCCTGAAGTCGAACATCGCAAGCTGGATGACCCCAGACAACTCCCGCTGGTTCGGCCTCGATGCTGGCCAGGATGATGAGCAATCAACCGAATGGATGGACGGCGCAGCGCAGTTCATCTTCGAGCACATCCACTCCGCCGGCTTCAGCGCCGTCTCGGGCGAGTGCTACAGCGACATGGTGCCCGCCGGCTGGTTCGTGCTCTACATCGACGAGGGCAAGGACGAGCAGGGCCGCCCGATCGGTGGCTACAACTTCGAGCAGTGGCCGCTGTTCCAGTGCTTCGTGGCGAGCAGCAAGCCCGCCGGCCGCGTGGACACAATCTACCGCGTGTTCAACCCCACAGTCGAGCAGGTGGTCGCGGACTACGGCCTCGAAAACGTCAGCGACGAGACGCGCAAGAAGTTCGAGGACGGCAAGCTCACCGAGACGGTCGAGATGCTGTGGGCCATCGAGCCGCAGCGCAAGGGCAACTACGCGGGCTCGCTCGCGAAGAACATGCCGTTCCGCTCGTGCCACATGGAGCGCGCGAAGAAGCACATCGTGCGCGAATCTGGCTACAACGAGTTCCCATGCGCTGTGCCGCGCTGGCGCCTCATCCCCGGCACGCCATACGCCACGGGCCTCGGCTCCAACGTGCTGCCCGACGTGAAGACCCTGAACGACATCATCCGCCTGGAGCTGATGAGCCTGGACATCGCGGTGGGCGGCATGTGGAAGGCGGTCGACGATGGCGTGCTGAATCCATCGACTGTGCGCATCGGCCCACGCAAGATCGTCAGCATGGCCTCGATGGACAGCATGGCCGCACTGGAGACCGGCGCCAACTTCAACGTGTCGTTCTCCAAGGGCGACCAGTTGCGCCAGTCGATCCGCCGCGCGCTACTGGCCGACATGCTTACGCCTCAGGGCGGCCCGGTGCGCAGCGCGACCGAGGTAGCCCGCGACATGAACCAGATTCGCCAGCTCATGGCGCCGCTGGTCGGCCGCTTCCAGTCCGAGTTCCTGCAGGTGCTGATCGAGCGCTGCTTCAACATCGCCTACCGCTCCGGCGCGTTGGTCGCCAAGCTAGGCCCTGTGCCCGAAGGACTGCTCGACGGCGACTACACCGTGAAGTACATCAGCCCTCTGGCACGCAGCCAGAAGATGGAGGAGGTCAACGCCATCGACGCGCACGGTGCTGGGCTGCTGGCATGGGCCGGCGCCACCCAAGACATGACCGTGCTCGACGGCTTCAAGACCGACGAGGCTTTCTACGAGAAGGGCCTGGCACTCGGCGTCCCCGCCAAGCTGCTCCGCGGCCCCGACCAGCTCGCTGCCAAACGCGAGATGGACAACCAGAACCGGCAGGCCGCCCAGCAGCAGGTGCAGCAAGAGCAGCTCCAGCAAAAGGCTGGCGAGGCCGCAATCGAATCCGCTGCGGCGGCATAGGCGAACACCATGGGTTCCACACTTACACCGAGCGGCTGGGTCGTCGAGCAGGATGTTGTCGACGAGCGGAAGGACTTGCCACGACTCACTGGTGCGCAGATCGATGCGCTCAATGCGCGCATCGCAGCAGGGTCGAATGAGTTTCCGACCGCTACTGAGATCGTACGTATTGACGACGAGACGTTGATGGTCAAGCGTGGTGTCGGAACGGGTGCAAGATTTGCTCCAGCGCCTTCAACGACTGCTGATCTCGATTTTGTTCAGTCAGGCGCTGGAGCGGTTCCTCGCTCGGTCGAAGAAGAACTTCGAGTCATTCTCAGTCCGGAGCAATTCGATGCTGTAGGTGATGGCGTGGCTGACGATACGCTCGCGATTCAGAGGGCTTGTGCGGAATTGGCACTACGGGGAGGTGGCACCGTTCGCGGCCCCCACAGATACAAAATAGCGTTGGCACAAGGTCAGTCCCTGGGCGTGTTCACGAACGCTAAGAACATCCACATTGACCTCGCTACGGCAGTAATAGATAACTCAGGTGTCTCATATACCGCCGATGCTTTGACTCCGCTCTTTCTTTTCGATGGCGGCTCCGGTTTCCGCGTGGATATTGGCGAATACATCGGCTATCCCCTTCCGATCCCAGCGTCTCACCTCGGCTATCGCGGCGCCACGCTGGTGCGCGCCATTAATGGTGCAAAGAAGATTGAGATAGATGTCCGCAAAGCTACCAATTTGCGTTATGGCTTTCAAACCGGCGAGTACGGTGATGGAAGTAAAGGCAATTGTTCTGGCGTGGATTTGAAAATCCGCGGTTCGATGATTGGCTACCCTATTGCTGCCTATCTCGCAAGTCACATAGATTTAGATATAGACGTTGACGGAATTCACCGCGCCGCATACATCGCAGGTTGCGACAGGGTGAATGGTGTCGCGCGATGGAAAGACCAATACATCGCAGATATTGCAGTGCTCGTTTCCGATGCGCTCGTTTCTGGCAGCGATGCAGCCGCGCAGATAGACCCTGTCGGATCAGCTACCGTGTCACGCGGAACCAGTAATTTCGATGTGGTGTCGATTGATAAAGGCTCAACGGTATTTCAGACATCCTCCCGTTGCGCTGGTATTGGCTTGTCTCGTGTCGATCCAGTCATCTTTAAAGATGTAAAAGCGCGCGTAAGCACAAAGGGCACCGACACGATTAGTACTACCGTGGGAGGCTGGGCTTTGGTGTCTGGCGCGAAAACCATCTGGTCGCGCTATCCCTTCAACTGGGAGCCCACCATCGTTTTGGATAACGTTTCTGTTTCCGGCATCGTAGACCACTCGCTTTGCACGCTCCCCGGTAACACTGGGTCAGAGTTCTACGTATTCACCTATGAGTCCACCATTGCGCATGCTGCAACGGTGCGAAACTTTTCCGCCGACAATTTCCAGTTCCTGCCGTCTTCCGGACACACGCGGGTCAACTACTTCCAAGTCCCAGGGCTCGCCAATGCTGCATCGTTTAATGGCTTCGATACGCCTGGTGTTGGGATGAGTCTTTTCACGAATAACACGAGCCCGACTGTGTTCAGTCGAGGCAGGATTGCGGATTTGGACGTGACTGGGGTATCTGGAGGTTCGGCCGTAGTTGTTGGCCCCGGAGCCGTGATCGCGTCCCAAACTTCAAATGTCCCAATTACTAACACGGTAATGAACGGCGGCTCAGTTTCTGGCGCTGGCTTCGTGATTCGGCAAAAACTCATCAAGATGCCTGCTTTGAGCGGCGCTTCGGTCTCAGTCGCGAACGCATTCCTTGCTGGGGATGTCGTTTATGGGGTTCAGGGGCTCATCAAGACCACGATTCCAGGCCCAACGACGGGGATCAACGTGGGCGTCACAGCAACCCCGAGCAAGTATGCAAACCAGAACATCTTGGCTGCCGGCTCGAAGTTCACCATCTCGGCCGCAGCGACCGATGCAGACAGGTTGCCGCACTACTACACGTCCTCAACGGCGCTTCTTGTCACAGCCAAGACTGCCGATTTCGCAGGTGGCGAACTGTGGGTGACCATCACCTACGGTCGGTTCACGGACATGGTTTGATTGAAATGAAGGGAAGCAAAATGGAAAAACTATTCATCGCTCGTCGAGTTCTCGGCGAGGGTGCTATGGGCTATGTCGAGGAAATTCACCCCGATAAACCAGTGGACGAGCGCTACGAATTTGTAGGCGATGAATCAGTTGCTATGAAGTTGACCCTGGCGCAATGCCAACAGTTCGGCAACGACGTAGGAGCAATGGGGAGCGTGGCCTTTTCGCTCGATTTGGCATCGCCGAACCAGCAGTGGACTGAGATTACAGCGACCGCTTCCCAGGCATGAATCGAGCCATGTCTGGCAACACCCCCACGCAATCAGCCGAGCTCTACCGCCAGATCTTCGAGGTCGACAAGCGCGGTGCCGCGATCCTCGAAGACCTCGTGAAGCGTTTCAGCAAGCCGGCATCCGTGACCGGCGGCATCGACGCAGTGCTCAAGACCTACCTGCACATGGGCGAGCACAACGTGGTCCAACACATCGTCAACCAGATCAACCGCGCGAACGGCGTGAGCGATCCCAACCAGGAGCAAGAGCAATGAAATTCGGAGAACGCTATGTCTACATGGACGACTTGGCAGGAGCGGCTGGCGGCGGTGCTGGCGGGGATTCCGGCGCCGCTGCCGGGGCCGGTGGTGCAGGAGCTGCCGGAGATGCGGCCGCGCAATCGGGAGCAGCGGCGGGCGCTGGCGCGGGTGCAGGCGACGGAGGCGCTGCGCAAGGCGGCGGGGGTTCGTCGGCCCTGAGCGGCGGCAACGAGTGGACCCCCGACGCGATCCCCGAGAAGTTCCGCGTCAAGGGCGCTGACGGCGAGCTCGACCTGGCCGCCACGGTGCGCAAGGTGGACGAGCACCGCGCCAACCTCGAAAAGCGCATGGGCGCTGGCGACATCCGCCCGAAGACGCCCGACGAGTACAAGCTGCCCGACACCGACGTTTTCAAGAACCTGCAGCTCGACGAGGCCGGTGCCAAGGCGTTCCGCCAGGAAGCGCACGACATGGGCCTCAGCCAGTCGCAGTACGCGGCGGTGATGGGCAAGTGGGCAACGCTCGCGCCCGAGCTGGTGAACGCTGCGCAGAAGGACACCGTGGAGACCGCCACGGCCAGCCTGAAGGAAGTCTGGAAGGGCGACTATGAAGCCAACATCAAGGATTCCTACCGCGCGGTGAGCGCCTTGGCTGCGAAGGCCGGCTTCACCTACGACGAGGTGGAAGCCGCGATCGGCAACAACCCGGTCGCGATCCGCCTGTTCGCTGCTCTCGGCCCCGAGATGCGCGAAGACGCCACGCCCAACGGTGCAGCCGGCGCAGTCGGTGGCGGCGCGCAGACCTACGAAGAATTCATCGGTGCGAACTGGGCCGCGTACAGCGACCCGCGCAACCCGCAACACAAGGCCATCACCGCGCGCGCCGCGCAGCTCAGCGCACGCGAGACGAAGGGCCAGCCCGCACCCCACTGATTTCTCTGTTGTCTCCTCGTGCGGCCCTCCGCGCACGTTCACAGGCCCGCTTCGGCGGGCCTTTTCTTTTGCGGGGATTCCAGCACCCCAAAAACAGACATTGCATGCCACGGCCCCGCCTGGCATGCGGGATCACCACCAAGCCCGCTACAGCCAGCGATGCAGGCCCGGCAACGGATCACCTGAAGGCGAACACCAGTTCAAAACTTCAGGAGTTCTTCATGACCGATACCGTGACCCGCCAGTTCGTAACGCAGTTCGACAAGTCGCTGCGCCTGGCTGCCCAGCAAAAAGAATCGCGCCTTCTCGCCACCGTGACCGACCGCGGCACGATCGAGGGCTCGAGCTTCACCATCAACAACCTCGGCGCCGTCGAGATGGACGAGAACACCACTCGCCACGGCGACACCATCTGGTCGGACATCGACCACTCGGCACGCATCGTGCCCATGCGCGACTTCTTCAAGGCGCTGCCGATGGACAAGGCCGACATCCCGAAGATGGCGGTGAACCCCGTGGCCGGTGGCCAGTACATGCAGACGCTGATCGCCGCGCGCAACCGCAAGGTCGACAACATCATTTACGAGGCAGCGCTGGGCACGATCAACACCGTCGACGGCACCAGCAGCTACACGCTGCCCGCCGGCCAGATCATCGCTGTGGGCGGCACCGGTCTGACCAAGGCCAAGATCATCCAGGCCAAGTCGATCCTGTTCGGCAACGAGGCCGACGAGGAAGAGGCCTATTTCCTATACGACGCGCTCGCGCTGACGCAGATCCTGGCCGACACCACCCTGACCAGCGCCGACTTCATGGCCGGCAAGATGCTGCAGGACGGCAAGCTCTCGGGCTCGTGGCTCGGCTTCAACTGGGTGCACATGGAGCGCATCGAGAAGATCGCCGGCGTGCGCCGCACCGCGGCCTACACGAAGGACGCCATCCACTTCGGCCGCGGCTTCGAAGAAGGCGACGTTGCCAAGCGCGCCGACAAGAAGAACACCTGGCAGACCTCGATGGCAGGCAGCTACGGTGCCGGCCGCCAGGACGAGCTGAAGGTCGTCCAGATTTCCTACCAGTAAGCACTGGCAGTCCCACCCCGAAACTCCAGGAGCAAGAAATGGCAGAAGTCAACGTTACCCGCACCCGGCTGTCGAAGATCGCCGGCACCAAGGCACCGGCCTCGTCGTTCAATCGCGTGCGCAAGGCTGTGGTCACCATGGCCGCCGCGTATGCCGCGCCCGCGCAGAACGACATCGCCGGCACCGAGCTCGTCCTCGTCGCAGGCTCGCGCCTCGTCGGCGGCGTGTACGTGTCGAACGGCGCAGGCACCGCGTCGAGCACGCTGTCGGTCGGTCTGCGCGATGCGATCACGAAGGTGGCCGTGGACGCCACCGCCATCGTGAACGCTGTCGCGATCACCACGGCTGCATCGGCTCAGGTCGACACCGGCACGAAGCTGATCACCGGCCAGGACTACATCCTGCCGAGCGACATGGAAATCTACTTCACGTTCGGCGGCGCGGCCGGTGCCGCCAACCAGCAGATCCGCGTCGAAGTCCCGTTCGTCGCACCGTAACCAGGGCTCGCCCCTGCACCCGAGGGGAGGCGTTCGTCGCTTCCCCTTTTTTCGTTTCTGGAGGTAGGCAATGACGACCGGCATTTCGATCTGTTCCGCGGCGCTGCTGCAACTGGGCAAGGCACCCATCAGCAGCTTTGAGGAAGCCGGCGATGCCGCGCGGCTGTGTGCCAACCTCTACCCGCAGGAGCGCGACTCCCTGCTGCGCGAGAACGACTGGAACTGCGCCACGAAGCGCGCGCTGCTCGCGCCGCTGGCAGAGGCTCCAGCCTACGGCTACCCGGTGCAGTTCGCACTGCCCGCCGACTACCTCCGCATGATCGGCATCGGCGACTACCGTCTCGGCTCGCCCCTGTGCCGCGACTTCAAGGTGCAGGGCCGGACGATCCTCTCCAGCGGCACGGTGCTACCCATCGAGTACGTGTTCCGCAATGACAACGAAGGGACATGGGATTCCAAGCTGGTCGAGCTGATGACCGCCCGCATGCTGTGGAAGCTGGCCTATCCGGTCACCCAGTCGACCAGCCTGCGCGAGGAGCTGAAGACCGAGTACAACGGCATGGCCCGGGCCGCACGTGCGATCGACTCGCAGGAGAACCCCAGTCAGGCGCTGAGCGACGACTACACCCTGCTCGTGGGGCGCCAGTAATGCCGCGCGACGACGTCATCCAGACGAACTTCACCGGCGGCGAGCTGTCCCCGCAGATCGCGCTCGGCCGCGTGGACATCGCCAAGTACAACAACGGCGCGCGGCGCATCGAGAACTGCGTGATCACCGTGCAGGGCGGTGCCAAGCGCCGGCCCGGCACGCGGTACATCGCGCCCACCAAGACGCAGAGCGCACCGTCGCGCCTGGTCGAGTTCGTCTTCAACCGCGGGCAGGCGTACATGCTCGAGATGGGCGAGACCTACGTCCGCTTCATGCGCAACCGCGTGCCGATCATGTCGGGCGGCGTGCCCTATGAGGTCTCGTCGCCGTACGCGTGGACGCAACTGGCCTCGGTGAACTACGTGCAGAAGGCCGACACCGCGTTCTTCACGCACGAGTCCGTTTACCCCTACCGCCTGCAGCGCTTCAGCGATTCGCAGTGGAGCCTGCTGCCGGTGCCGTTCATCACCGAGCCCTTCGAGGAACAGGGCCACTACCCCGGCGGCACGCTCACCCTGAGCTCGGGCGGCCTGGGCGCCGCGACCGCCACCTCTGTCGGCGCCTTCCTCACCTCGGACGTGGGCCGCTACATCTCCTACGGCGGCGGCTACGCGCTGATCACCGGCTACACCGACGCCAACGTGGTCAGCCTGAACATCATCAGCCCCTTCGCGAACACGGTGCTGCCCGATGGGTCGTGGAACCTGGAAGGCAGCCCGCAGGAGGATCTCGCGCCGGCCAACGTCGGCCGCGAGGGGCAGCCCATTTCGCTCAACTCGAACTTCACCTACTTCGAGTCCGACAAGGCGCTGACTGGCTTCATCGGCGGCCACGGTACGGCGATCATCACGGTGGCGGGGCATGGCTACGTCATCGGCGACACGGTGCAGATCTTGGTGGGAACCACCACGATCACAGGCGTGGTCATCATCGTGCAGAGCAGTAGCGTGTTCGGCATCGCGTCGCCCGAGGCTGAAGGCGGCCTGTATTTGAGCGGGGTTGCGCGCCGCATGCAGATCTCCGCTGGTACCGAGGTTTTCCGCGCCGCTGACGTGGGCAGCTTCGTGCGCATCAACGGCGGGCTCGTGCGCATCACCTCTGTGCCGAGCACGTCGACCGCCAACGGCATCGTGCTGCGCGCCATGACCGCCGCGGTGCCAGCAGGGCCGAATGCATGGACGCTGGAGCGCAGCGCCTGGTCTGCGCTGCGTGGCTACCCGCGCGCCGTGACGATCCACCGGCAGCGCCTGCTGTTCGGCGGCTCCCCCGGCTACCCGCAAAACATCTGGGCCAGCGCGATCCAGCAGTACCTGTCATTCCAGTTCGGCACCAACGACGACGACGCTTTCCGCTTCGAGTTGGACGGCCCGCGAAACAGCCCGATTCGCCACCTTGCGCCGGCGCGCCAGTTGCTCGTGTTGACCGAGGCCGACGAGATGAGCCTGAAGGGTGGGCAGGAGAAGCCCATCACGCCGACGAACATCCAGAAGACCGACGAGTCCACCACCGGCGCAAGCGCGGTGCGCCCGGTCAAGGTCGGCAACGAGATGCTGTTCGTGCAGGCCGCCGGCCGCAAGATTCCGGCGCTCGGCTACCGGTTCGACGTGGACGGCTTCTCGTCGCCCGATCGCACGGTCTTCGCCTCGCACATCACCGAGCCGGGCATCACGCAGCTCGCTCACCAGAAGGAGCCCGACTCGACGCTGTACGCGGTGCGCACCGATGGCCAGATGGCCGTGTGCGCCTACGACGTGGAGCAGGAAGTAACCGCCTGGTCGCGCTGGATCACGCTCGGCAGGTATGAGTCCGTCGCCACCGTGCCGACGCAGACGGGAGAGGATGCCTACGTCACGGTGCTGCGCAACCTGAACGGCGTCGAGCGGCGCTACATCGAGGTCTTCGATCCCGAGATGCTGGTCGACTGTGGGATCACCGGCAAGAGCGCGGACGGGCAGGCGACATGGACCGGCCTCGCGCACCTCGAAGGGCAGACCGTGCAGGCATGGGCCGATGGCGCATTCTTGGGCGATTTCGTCGTCAACACTGGCGCCGTGACCCTGCCGCGCCCGGCCAAATCCGTGCAAATCGGGCTGGGCTTCACTTGCCTGATCGAGATGCTGCAGCCGGGCGCGAACGCCAAGGGCTCGCAGGTGCATGTCAACGAGGTGGTGCTGCGGGTGCTGGGCACCTCGGCGGCCGTCATCAATGGCACGCCGCAGGAGTTCCGCCGCTTCGGACCTGGCCTGCTCGACCAGCCGCCGCCGTCCTATTCGGGTGACGTGCGCTCGCTGGAACTGAGCGACGAGATCTTCAAGACGAACCTGGTCATCACTCAGCCGTACCCGCTGCCCTTCCACCTGCTCGACGTGATCCGCCGCGTCACGGTGAACTGATATGCGCGTCGAAGTCGCTACCCCCGAAGACGCGCCGGCGCTGGCCGCGCTGGGCGAGCTGCTGCACGACACGTCCAGCTATGCGGGCATCCCCTACAACCGCGCGAAGGTGGAAGACCTGATGCGCAACCTGGCCGCGGGCGCCGGCGTGGTGTTCGTCGTGCGGCGCGAGGGCGAGATCGTCGGCGGCATCGCCGGCTCGGTCGCCGAGTGGTGGTTTGGCGACGAGATCTACGGCTTCGAATACTCCTTCTTCATGCGCGAAGACGCGCGCAATGCCTTCACCGCCATCAAGTTGGTGAGCGCTTTCAACATCTGGTGCAAGGCCCGCGGTGCCAAAGAGGTCCGCATCGGGGTCACGACCGGCATTCACCAAGAGAAGACCGCAGGCTTCTACCGCCTGTTGGGGTTCTCGGACATCGGTCCACTTTTCAAAAAGGAGCTCTGACATGGGCATCGATCCGTTTTCGCTCGCTGCAATCGGCCTCGCCGCCGCGGGCACCGCAATCAGTGTGCGCAGTCAGCAGAAGCAGGCCGACCAAGAAGACAAGATCGCCGACCAGCAGCAAATGCAATCCCGCGAAGACGCTTCGTACGCCGCCAGCGAGGCCGAGCTGCAGGCTAAGGTCATCCGCAAGGCTGCCGACAAGCAGCGCGCCGAGGCCCGCGCCGCGCTCGCCGGCTCCGGCGTCGTGGTGGGTGAAGGCACCGCTGAGCAGATCGACCAGGAGATCCAGGCCGGCGGCGAGGAGGACGCGCTCATGGCGATCTACGACGGCACGAACCGGGCGCGCTCCATCGCTCGCGGCGGTGACCTCGCAGCATCGCGCAGCCGCAACAGCGCCAGCGCCTCTCGCTACGGCGCTGCGGCCTCCGCGCTGCAGGGCGGCGCAACCATCGCCCGCGGCTGGAACACCGGCTCGCCGAAGAAAGCCTGACCATGGCAAAAATCCCCACCGGCAATTTCGGGCAACGCCTGCCACAGGGCAGCGACGTGCAGCCCATGGTGCAGGTCGACAACCAGGCGACCGACGCGTCCGCGCGCCTGGGTCAGACCGCCATGAACATCGGCGCAAGCATGTTCGCGGAGAAGAAGCAGAAGGACGAGGAGAACGCGCGCCGTGCCGAGCAGGTGCAGACGATGACCGCGCACGCGAACATCCAGAATGGCCTGGCCGACAGTTTCGACGCGGTGCAGGCGGACCTCCTGGAGGGCAAGACCGACAAAATCGCCGCCGAGGCTGCATGGAAGGATGCCTCGCAGAAGGTCGTCGCCGACAACCTGAAGGGCGTTCCCGCCGATCGCGCGCCGTTTGTCACCGCACAGGTGCAGGGGCTGCAGGGCCAGCTTCAGAACAAGCTCTACGACACCTTCCGCAAGCGCGACCAGCAGGATGTGGCCGCCGGGCTGGTGACGTACCGCGAGCAGCAGGAGCGCTTTGCGTCCACCGATCCAGCCGCGGCCGTGAAGCAGTACAGCACGTTCGTCGACCAGATGGCGCCTGGTGCCGGGTGGTCGCCGGAGCAGGCCGCCAAGGCGAAGCAGTCGTTCGTCGAGGGCGTGACCTTCAACGGCTTCCGCCGCGCTGGGCAGGTGGCCATGCAGTCCGGCAGCGTGGCAGCGATCGACGAGGTGCAGAAGCGCCTCGCCGGACCCGAGGGCGATGCTCTCGACCCAGCCAAGCGCAACACCCTCGACCAAACCCTCTTCGGCTGGAAGAACAGCATCGAGGCAAAGCAGGCGCGCCTGGAAGACAAGGCCGAGCGCGAGCAGACGAAGCGCTTCAATATCGCCACCGACACCGTGAACAAGGGCCGTGACCTGGTGCTGAACGGCGCGGCCATGGCGCCCGAGTTCATTGCCGACATGGTGGAGAAGGCGCAAGGCACTGGGCTGGAGCCGCAGGTGCGCGATCTACTGGAGGCGCAGAAGTCCGTCGCGGGCTTCGCCAACCAGACCGCACCGCAGCGCGCCGCCTTGCTCGAGCGCGCACGCGCCATGCGCACCGACCCCGCGCGCGGCGCGACCCCCGAGAGCGAGAAGCAGCTCAAGGCCGCAGAGCAGATCGACGACCGGCTGCGTCGCAAGATCGATGACGGCGAGGCGTGGGCGGCGGCGCAGAGCGTGGGCGTCATCAACCAGGCCCCTCTGCTCAATATCGGCGATGCCAAGCAAGCCATGGCGGTCTTCCAGCAGCGTGCGCAGGACATCGGCACCGTGGAGACCTGGGCCGGCAAGAAGGTTTCACCGCTGCAGCCGCAGGAGGCCGCGCAGTTCCAGAAGCTGGTGCGCACGCTGAAGCCTGACCAGGCGGCCACGCTGCTCGGGCAGGTGGGCGGCGTGGTGGCCGATCCCGACCGCATCGCGGCCGTCGCCAAGCAGATCGGCGACAAGGACGGCACGCTCGGCATGGTGATGCTGTACGCGAATGCCCAGACGACCGAAGGCCGCTATACCGCCCAACGCATCCTGGAAGGCGAGCAGGCCATCAAAGACAAGACCGTGAAGGTGGACGGAGCCGTCGAGACCGGGTGGCGCGCCGACATTGCGAAGAAGGTGCGCGGCGCCTACTCGAATCAGGAAGTCGAGAACAACATCGTGAACGCCGCGTTCCTGATTGCAGCGGCCAAGGGCGGCGACGTGGACAACGCGATCAACCTCGCGGCCGGCGGCATCATCGAACGCAACGGCGGAAAGATCCCGCTGCCCTACGGTATGAAGGAACGCGAGTTCGAGAAGCGCATCGAGTCGATGACGCCGGCCGACCTCGCCGCGCAGGCGCCCGATGGTTTCGTCCAGGCAGGCCCTGCGCGCGTGCCGCTCGCCGACTTCGTGAAGACGCTCCCCGATGCGCGTCTCGTGCACGCGGGCCAGGGCCTCTACAACGTGCGCGCCGGCAACACGCTGGTGACCAACGAGCGCGGCCAGCGCATCACGCTGAAGGTCGGCCCATGATCGACGCGATGTTTCAGACGGGCACCGACCAGGCGCTCGACGACCAGATTGCCCGGCGGCCGGCCTTCAAACCGGACGAGCCGGGCTTCAGTGTTTTGGGCCTCGGTCGCGGTGCAGTCAAAGGCGTGGGCGGCGGCGTTGCCAACACGCTAGCCTTCGGCGCCGAGCTCACGGGTGCATTCGGCGACGTGGCAGGTGCGGGCGGCTTCAATCAGGGCGGCATGTTCAGCACGCCCACGGCGCAGGAGAAGCTGGAGCAGGACGCGGCAGCGAAGCGCCTGCGCGAGCAGGGGCCGGAGTTCAGCAATGAGGCGGGCGACAGCTTCCGGCAGCGCGGCAAGGAAATCATGCCGGACCCGACCAGCACGCACGCCAGCGAGCAGGTGGTGGCCGGCGTGGCCCAGTTCGCGACGCAGGCCATCGGTTATGCGGCCACTACCGGCCCGGCCGCGCCCTTCCTTCTGGCCGGCGACGTGGGCATGGCTGAGGCCGACAAGCTCAAACAGCAGGGTGTCGACCTCGGTACGCGCACGAAGGCCGGTGCGGTCGCCGGCGCAGTGGCTGGCGTGTCCATCGCGCTGCCCGTGGCCATCCCCGGCTCGGTGGCGAAGACCGCGGCGCTCGTGGTCGCTGGCGGCCCGGGTGGCTTCGTCGCCCAGAACGCCGCCGAGCGCGCCATCCTGAACAACGCGGGCTACGAGAAGATCGGCAGCACCTACGACCCGCTCGACCCCGTGGGCCTGACGCTCGCCACGCTGGTCCCGGCCGGCTTCGGCGCGGTGGCTGTGCGCGGTGCGCGCGCCAAGGCTGCGCCCACGCTCAAGGAAGTGGTGCTCGGCATCGAGAGCAACGGCCAGCGCTACGCCAAGGACGGCAGCGTCCTGACCTCGCCGAAGGGCGCCAAGGGCGAGATGCAGGTGATGGACGGCACGAACCTCGACCCGGGGTACGGTGTGCGCCCGGCGGCCGACAACAGCCTGGCCGAGCGGGCGCGCGTGGGCAGCGACTACCTGGACGCCATGCTCAAGCGCTACGGCAGCGAGGACAAGGCCATGGCCGCTTACAACGCCGGGCCCGGTGCGGTGGATGCGGCGCTCAAGAAGGGCGGCGACTGGCTCACCCATCTGCCGGCCGAGACGCAGGCTTACGTGACCAAGGGCATGAAGCGGCTCGGCGAGGAACGCACGAACGTCGGCGCGCGCGAGGCCATTGCGCGCGATCCCGACCTGGTGGCCGCCGCCCGCGTGCGCCAGACCCTGAACGCGATCGACAGCTACCGCCTCACCTCCGACAGCGACCTCGCCGGCATGACGCGGCATCAGGACGCGATGGAAGCCGCGCACGACCAGATGGCCAGGGGCGAGCCGGTGAGCGTGTCCGACCTGCTGGCGCTCGACAGCGTGCGCGCGGGCCGCCTGCTGGACGACCAGATCGCCGCGGGCGAGTCCCAGCGTGCCGCGCTGCTCGGTGATGCTGGCAACGTCGCCGACCCCGGCCAGGTGCGCCAGATCCGCGCCGAGCTCGACCAGCTCAAGGCACAGCGCCCGGACGACAGCGCGGCAGCCGTCAAGGCGCGCGCGAAGGAACTGCAGGAGAGCGACCAGCTCAGCTACAAGCAGGCCCAGACCGCGGCGCGCAAGGAGTTCGCCTCCGCGCTGGAGACGCATGACGCGCAGCTCGCTCGCCTGAATGGCCTGCTCGACGGAAACGCCCGGGCCCAGCGTGCGACCGAGGAGGTGGGCCGAGTCGATACCGAACTGGCCGGCCTGCGCGAACAGCGCGCCGCGCTCGACGTGCCGGCCACCTCGCCGCGCTCCCTCGCACTGGCGCTGAACGAAGCCTTCCGCCCGCTGCCCACGCCGCGCGTGCGCACCGCAGTCGAAGCGCCGCCGCGCGCCACGGGCCGGCAGATGCTGGCCGCCGCAGGGGAGACGGCGCCACCCGCGCCCGCCGCGCGCGCACCAGCAGCCGTGGAACCTGCCTCCGCAGGAAAGGCCGACGACACGGCAGCGCTCGACCGCCAGGCCGCCGAGGTGGCAGACCTGCAGCCGGACCTGATGGTGCAGATGGAGGGAATGGACAAGCCCGTGCGCGCGGCCGACTTGCTCGAGCAGGTGAAGAAGGAAGCCGCCGACGAAACCCGCGATGCGTCCCTGGTGGACGTGGCGGCGAACTGCTTCCTACGCAGTAGCTGAGGCGATGAACATGATCGCCGTCAGCACAGCAGCCGCGCCGAGCATCAGGCCCATCACCTTCGAGTACCCCTTGATCGCCTCCCATGCGTCCTGCCAGCGCCCGCGCGCGGCCCACGCCACGAGCGGGATGGGGGCGAACAGCACCGCGATGCCCGCGAGGAACAACCAGAAGGATTTCATGTGAAGCCGAATTGTGTCACCGCCGTGCAAGCCGCGGCAAAAAAGCTGGGGCGCGCCGCCCTGACACCCGCCCAGTTGCAGGCGATCGACGACCGCATCAGCGCGACCATGCGCCAGCTCGCGCGCACCGACCCCGACTGGCAGGCCAAGAGCACCGACCAGCGCGTCATCGAGGCGGCGCAGATGGCGATGGCTGACATTCAGGCCGAGGCCGCGCGCAAGGTCGCGAACGCCCAGCGCCAGATCCTGAAGACCGCCGCCACGGACATCCGCATCACCGAGGGCATGGCGCAGTTCAAGGAAGGCCGTAGCCGCGCGCTGGTGAACGACATCGACACCACCGGCCACTACATCACCGGCATCAAGCAGGAGGCGGTCGGGAACATGGTCGACCTGATGGAAGCAGCCAAGACCGGAGAGGGCGCGGGCTTCGGCCGCCGCGTGCTGATGTTCCTGTTCGACGCCGACAACCCGCGCATGACTCGCGACCTGGCGACCGAGATCTACAACAACGGCGACGGCGCCAGCGGCAACAAGATCGCGACCGAGGGCGCCAAGGCGTACCTGAAGGTGATCGAGAACCTGCGCCAGCGCTTCAACAATGCCGGCGGCGATGTGGGTCGGCTGGAGTACGGCTACATCCCCCAGCCGCACGACGCGGCCAAGGTGCGCGGCGACGGCATGGCCAACGGCCGCGGCGCCTGGGTGGACCGGATCATGCCGCTGCTGGACCGCTCCCGCTACGTGCTGGAGGACGGCTCCCGCATGGGCGACGCCGAGGTGCGCACGATGCTGGAGCGCGCATGGGAGACCATCAGCAGCGACGGCGCGAACAAGCGCGAGCCCGGGGCGTTCGCCGGCAACGGCGCCAAGGCAAATGCGGGCAGCGAGTCGCGGCAGATCCACTTCAAAGACGCCGACAGCTACATGGCCTACATGAAGGACTTCGGCACCGGCAGCATGTACGACGCGGTGATCGGGCACGTGGGTCGCATGGCGCGCGACATCGGCCTCATCGAGCGGTACGGCCCGAACCCCAATTCCCAGATGCGCATGCAGTTCGACCTGGCCGAGCGCATCGATGGCAGCATCAAGCGCGACTTCGGGCTGCGACCGCAGAGCTACTGGGACCAGCTCAACGGCACTGCGGGCACGCCGCAGAGCGCCAAGCTCGCGCAGTTGGGCACCGACGCCAGGAACATCCAAACCTTCGGAAAGCTCGGCAGCGCGGTGATCTCCAGCATCACCGACCTCGGCACCTTCATGACCACGACCGGCTACAACAAACTGCCGTACTGGGATGCGATCGGCAACATCGGCAAGAGCGCGGCATCGAAGGACGCGCGCGACTTCATGACCACGCACGGAATCATTGCCGAGTCGATGATCGGCGACATGAACCGCTGGACGGGCGACAACATCCGTCACACCTGGAGCGGCCGGCTCGCCAACAGCACCATGAAGCTGTCCCTGATGAACGCCTGGACCGACACGCTGCGCCGCGCGTTCTCGCTCACGATGATGCAGGGCATGGCCCGCATGTCGAAAACCGAGTGGGGCAAGCTCACCGAGTGGGACCGCACGCTGATGGAGCGCAAGGGGCTGACCGAGGCCGACTGGAAGGTCATCACCAAAGCCGACCTGACGCCCTTCGGCGGCAAGGAGCACCTCACGCCCGAAGCCATCCGCGCCACCGGCGACGAGCGCGCAAACGAGGTGGTCGCCAAGGTGCTGGGACTGATCCAGGACGAGAGCGAGTTCGCGGTGATGAATCCCGACCTCGCCACGAAGACCATCGCGTCCGGCGGAGCGACGCAGCGCGGCACCGTGCGCGGCGAGCTCGCGCGCAGCGTGATGCAGTTCAAGTCGTTCCCCATCGCCATGGTGTCGCGGCACTGGCGCCGGATGCTTGAAGCGCCGCAGGTCACGGACGGCAGCGCGCCCGCACTGGCGAACCGCGTGGTGTACGCCGGCGCGCTCATGGTGACCACCACCGCCCTCGGCGCCATCGCGCTGCAGGCCAAGCAACTGGTGGCCGGCAAAGACCCGATCGACATGCAGGGGCCGAAATCTCCGAAGTTCTGGGCGAAGGCGGTAGCGCAGGGCGGCGGGCTTTCCATCGTGGGCGACTTCCTACTGAACGACCCGAGCGACCAGCCGGGCGATGCACTCGGCAACCTGACGAAGACGGCCGCCGGCCCCGCGCTGGGCGCCGTGGGCGAGCTGGCGACGAAGGGCCTGACCAACGCCTACAAGGCCGCCAAGGGCAAGCCCACGCACGCGGCGGCAGAGGCCGTGCAGTGGGGCCGGGCGAACCTCCCGTACACCGGCATCTGGTACGCGCGCGCCGCGCTCGACCACGCGGGCCTGCATGCGCTTCAGGAGAACCTGAGCCCGGGTTACCTCGGGAAGATGCAGCAACGCGCGAAGAAGGACTTCGGGCAGGACTACTGGTGGCGCCCCGGCACCGGCGGCCCCGATCGCGCACCCGATCTCGGAAAGGCGGTAGGCCAATGAAGCAAGAACAATTCGAGCGCCTACAGGCGCTGCACGAGAAGCTGGTCGACGTGTTCCTCGACGAGGCCGACCCGGAGAAATGGCCGGGGCAGGGCATCGCGCTCGCCACCATGGATGCCCAGACGCGCGGCGATCGGTACTGGTCGAAGAAGAACGCCGTGGCCACGATCGCGCTGACGCAGCGCATCCAGACGCTGGTGACCGTGGTGCGCGGGAGCGGCGATGCGCCACCCGAAAGCCCTACCTCGCTGACCGATCCCGAAGACGACTTGGACAAGATGACCTCCGAAATGGAGGCCGAGGCGAAGCGGCTCCTGAACAAACTGCACAGCGCCAACGCGAAGGCAGCGTTCGACAGGAAGGTGCATGGCAAGCCGTGAGGTCAGTTTCCTCGCCTTCTTCCTGATCTGGGCGCGCTACCAGAAGTGGGATGTGCCGCACCTGCACGTGCGCATGTGCCACTGGTTGGAAGAATGTACCGACCCCGAGCGCGTGCTGATGGTCTTCCGAGGTGCCGCCAAGTCCACCATCTACGCGGTCTACAAAGCATGGAAGCTCTACCGCAACCGCGCGCACCGCTCGCTGGTCTGGTCCGCCGACAACGATACCGCGGGCATGCTGACCGCCGACACGATCAACGTGCTGCGGAATCACCCGCTCACCCGCGGCATGCTGCCCAAGAAGCCGGGCGCAAAGAAGTTCTGGGTGGACGGCGCGCCCGACGCGCGCAACGCCAGCATGCGCGCCGTGGGCGTGAACTCGAACGCCACGGGCGCGCGCGCCGACGACGTGGACTTCGACGACGTGGAGGTGCCCGGCAACATCGAGACGCCCGAGGCCCGCCTGAAGATTCGCAACCGGATCAACGAGTCCACGCACATCGCGGTGCCCGGCGCGCAGAAGACCTACATCGGCACCCCGCACACCCACGATTCGATCTACCCGGAGCGCATCGCTCAAGGAGCTGCCGTGTTGAAAATCCCTTTGTTCGAGCACGTGAAGCGCTACAACGAAGGGGTCGATCGGCGCCTTCGCTACGCCTTCGAAATGCCGGTGGCCGAGGACGGCCTGTACGTGATCCTGGGAATCCATAAGGCGGCGCGCCTGTTGGTGCAGAACGAAGACTTCTTCGTGATAGGCAAGGAGGTCGTCTTCCTCAAACCGCCGGGCGCTGTCATCGACATCTGTTCGATGTGCAACTGGCCGGAGCGCTTCACGCGCGCGACCATCGAGCAACGCCGCAAAGAGACGCGCACGCTCAATGGCTGGGATTCGCAATACCTGCTCGAGGCCAAGCCCATCGAGGAGATCCGCCTCGACCCCGAGCGGCTGATCCCCTACGACATGAAGCCGACGCTCGGTATGGCGAACCGCACGCCAGTCATGATGCTGGGCACCGTGCAGATCGTGGGCGCGAAGTGCCGCTGGGACTGCTCACTCGGCAAGATCGATTCGGACGCCTCCGCCCTGAGCCTCGTCCTCACCGACGCAGGCGGGCGTCTGTACTGGCAGTTCTCCGAAGGGCTCACGGGTGACCTCGCCGAGCAGTGCCAGCGCATCCGGCAGTTGGTAATCGAGTACCACATCCCGAGCGTCACGGTGGAGGTCAATGGTGTGGGTGGCTTCGTGCCCAACGAGCTGCGCAACCACCTGGCGGGGCGCGGCGTAGCGGGCAAACCCCAGACCCCGCTGGTATGCGGAGTCGTTGAAGACCACAGCACCACCAACAAGAACAAGCGAATCCTCGACGCCTTCGAGGCACCACTATCCAACCGCTTCCTGTGGGCGCACGTCAGCGTGACCGATGGTCCGGTGTGGGACCAGATGAAGGACTGGAACCCAGGCGGTAAGAAGGACCAGCCGGACGACTACATAGACAGCGCGGCGGGCGCGATCGCAGCCACCCCCGTGCGCATCGGGCGCGGGCACACGGCGGGGATTCCAGCAGCGGACGGCGTTGCAATCTGGCGGCCAGTTTCTGGCGTTCACGAAGTCACGCTGGAGGCTACCGAATGACTGTCTCGGTCCAAACCCCTTACACCAATCACGTCGGAAACGGGGTCACCGCCACTTTCCCCTACACCTTCCGCGTGCTGGACGCTGTGGACCTGGTGGTGATGGTCAACGGCTCGACCAAGGTACTCGGCACCGACTACACGGTGACCGGGCTTGGCGTCGAGACGGGCGGCAACGTCGTCTTTTCGGTCGTTCCTGCCAGCCTTGCGCCCATCTCCCTGGTGCGGCGCGTTGCTCGCAAGCGGGACACCGACTACCAGTACTCCGGTGACTTCCAATCCGATACGGTCAACAAGGATCTCGACCGGATCGTGATGATGCAGCAGGACAACGACATCGCACTGCAGAACGCCGTGCGATTGCCGGCTGGCGATGCGGCAAGCGGACTGCTGCCCGATGCGGCCGGCCGGGCTTTGAAGTTCTTCGGCTTCGACGCCTCCGGCAACATCGTGCTCGCGCCGATGTCCGTGGGCGATGCAACTGCACTGGCGCTGCTGTTGGCGAGCTACCTCCTGCCGACTCAGGGCGCCGGCGCGGTGGGCTATTCGCCCTCGGTCACCTATGGCCCGAACACCGTGGGCGACAAGCTCAAGCAGTTGGGGTTGGCCAACAGTCCCGCTCTGGTTGTGAACGGAAATTTCGCCATCAACCAGCGCGCCTATGTCAGTGGGACGCCGACCACGTCGCCCGGGCAGGTGACGCTGGATCGGTGGAATGTTGTGGTCGCAGGGCAGAGCGTGACATTCGGTGCTGCATCGCCTGATCGCCTGATCACAGTGCCCGCCGGCGGCATCGAGCAGGTGATTCAAGCCGCTGGGCCGGTAGCCAATGTTGAGGGTGGGGTCCACGCGATGGACTGGGATGGAACGGCGACTGCTACGGTGAACGGCTTGCCGTTCGCGAAAGGTGGGAACACGGGTTCGCTTTCAGCCAACACCCCAATCACCATTCGCTTCTTCTCCGGCACTCTAGGCAAAGTGCGCTTCAACGCCGGCACCGTCGCGCAGCCCTTCGAACACCGCGGCGACATGGAGTTGTTTTACTGCCAAGCCGACTATCAAAAGAGCTACGCCATCGGAACCCCCCCGGGCTCCGTCACGACAACGGGCGCGTTCCTCGCTGCCGGCAATGCCGCCGCAACCATCACCGCAGCCATCCGGCTCGGCCGGCCGATGCGCATCGCGCCAATCATCAGTCTGTGGGATACAAACGGCAATGCCAGCTCGGTGCTTAGTCTGAATTCGGCGGGCACACCACAGACACGCTCCGCTGGCGCATCCAGTCAGACGACCCAAGGCTTCAACATCAACTCCGACACGCTCGGCACCGATGTCCTGATTACGGGGCACTGGGCAGCGGCCACTGGGCTGTGAGCATGAGCAGCCCTCACGAATCCCCCGAGGTCGAGATCGCCAAGGACCGCAAGGCCATCGAGCACCTGATCGCCACGGTGAGCAGGCTCGACACGCGGCTCGAGCAGGAGCACGCCGAGAACCGTACCGACACGGCCGACTTCAAGCGCGAGGTGCGCGACAAGCTGGACGACCTGCGGCGCGCGTTTCCGGGCGACGACCCCGAGGGGCACCGCCGCTTCCACGAGGCGCTGATCGCAGAGAGCGCGGCGCGCAAAGCCTTCTGGTCGGACTTGCGCGGCCGGCTCATCGAGAAGGGCATCTGGGCGGTGCTGGTGTTCGTCGCTGGCGCTCTGGCTTTCTACTGGAAGGAACACCGATGAACGGCCAACCCATGCCCTTGTCCGATGTGATCGCCAAGATCCTCAATCCTGGCCTGGCCATGCTCCCGATGGCGATGGGCACCCCGCGCGCTCGGCTCATGCTGCTCGCCATCGGTCGGCAAGAGTCGAAGTTCAGGGACCGCGCCCAGGTGCTCAACGGCGGCGGTAAGGGGCCCGCGCGCGGCTTCTGGCAATTCGAGCAGAGCGGCGCCGTCAAGGGCGTCATGAACCACCCGGCGACGTGCGGCCATGCTCGGCGAGTTTGCGAGGAGCGCGGGGTGACGTGGGACCGTCCAGCCGTCTGGGCAGCGCTCGAACAGGACGATCTGCTTGCCTGCGCCTTCGCGCGCCTGAACCTCTGGTGGGCGCCCGGCGCACTACCGGAGATCGGCGACAGCGCCGCGGCGTGGAAGCTGTACGCCGATGTGACATGGCGGCCCGGCAAGCCGCATCCCGAAACTTGGCAGGGCTACTACAACGAGGCGCGTGCAGCGCTGGGAGTTTGATAATGGGCGCACTTCTTTCCCTCATCCCCGTTTTCTCCCAACTGCTGGACAAGATCCTGCCCGACAAGGGCGCGGCCGACGCGGCGAAGCTGGAACTGCTCAGGATGGCGCAAGCCGGCGATCTGGCGCAGATCAACGCCGAGATGACGATTGCGACGGCTCAAGCAGACATCAACAAGGTGGAGGCCAGCAGCACGCGCCTGTTCGTAGCCGGCTGGCGGCCATTCGTCGGCTGGATCTGCGGCCTGGCCGTGGGGTTCAAGTTCATCGGCGGCCCGGTGCTTTTCATGGTGGCGCAGGCGTTCGGCCACCCGGTCGAACTGCCGGTGATCGAGACCTCGGAACTCTGGCCGCTGCTGCTGGGCATGCTGGGCCTGGGAGGTCTTCGCACGGTGGAGAAGGTCAAGGGCGCGGCGTAG